GGAATGGGGGCTTATGTATGCGATTTATTAGATCAAAGGCTCTCAGGCACGGCAATACTGTTGCAGAGTCGGAGCCTTCTTGGGGGTCTTTGGATAAAACTAAGATCCCAAGAGTAGGTCATGCAGATCAAGGCGACCCCGAAAAAAAGAGTACTTGGAAGTACCCGCATCACTGGGTTTCTGGTGGTTCTGAGCTAGATGATGATGGGGTCTACACTGACGGTACCTTATATTTACATAAAGGTGGGCTAAATGCTGCTTGGGCTGCCGCCATGGGGGCCAGATCCGGGCAACAGGCCAGTAATGAGGTAATTGCTCATCTTCAAGCGCACAGAAATGCCCTCGGTCTTGATGACAAGTCCGAGGATTTTTATTTTGGGGACAAATATAAAGAAGCAAAGAAAGTGGAACTTCAGTTTTCTTTTAAACAGTCGAAAGAAGAGTTTCAGGTAGTATACGGAGAAGTTTATGCCCCCAACCATATAGATACTGACTGGGAGACTATGACTGCTGAGGAGATCCGGGAGATGGCATGGAACTTCTTAGCTACAAAGGATATGGATAACATCGACACAAACCATAACCTTGAAAAGTCTGGATGCCTTGTGGTTGAGAGCTTTATTGCCCGAGCCAATGATCCCGATGGGTTTAATGAAGGAGCTTGGGTACTTGGTGTTCGTTGTACTGATGATATATGGAAGCAAGTTAAAAAGGGAGAGCTTAATGGGTTTTCCCTTTATGGAACAGTAAAGAAGTTTCCAGCCAAAGTTTTGATTGAAGTAGCCAAACAGATAGCCGGAATCACTGAGACCTCTACGATCGACATTATCCCCTACCACGAGCATACCTTTATAGTTAATCTCAATAAAAGTGGCCGAATTGTATCTGGAAAGACTGACATAGTACAAGGCCACTCCCACACTATTACCAAGTCAACTGCTACTGAACAAGAGCTTGACCACAGCCATAGACTTTTTTTGGAGTAAGTTATGCCAAAAGTCATTAGTACAATTATAGAAGATCAAGTTACTTTTTTAACGGATGTGAATGTGGAGTATGTTTCTTTGGTTCGGCATGGTGCCAACCGTACTCCCTTTAGAATCCTAAAGAACGACAAAGGAGGATCTACCATGGAAAAAGTCGTAACCGCCGTGCTGATTCCGAAGAGTCTATCCGAGGAAGCTGCAGCGGGTCACCTCAATGGATATCGTTCCGACGAGGTGAAAGAGTACGACACCTATAAGTCCTTTATCCAGGTAGACCAAGAAACCATTGACCCTGATACTGCTGAGGTAGTTTTTATTGACAAGAAGGCAGGTGTGTTGGGGGTTGTGGCATCACTGGTTACCGAAAAGGAAGAAGGTGGCGATACTCTAAAAGCCAAAGAGGTGGAAGGTAAAGAGGCTACGGAAGACCTAAATGGAGAGGAAGTTGCTGATGCTAAGTCTGAAGCCGATCCTGTAGTAATTGAGAAGGATGCTCTAGACTACGCTACGATGGATGAGCTTTATATGGAGCTGTACGCCATGGCGGATATCGTTGGTGGATCGCTCCGCCAATCTCAGATTGATCCTAACTCCCGTAAGACTACAGTTCTTTCCGCTATTGACAATTTTAGGACATTCGCTTCGATGGTTCTTGATAACGCTAAATCTGATGACGCGGTTAAAGCCGAGAATCATCCTAGTCTTTCTCATCATCTTCCTCCGGCTCAAAAGTCTGAGACGAATGATCTTAATAAAGATAACGAAGATGCCGAAAAAGATGAGGGTGATGTTGTTCACAAAGCTGCCTGCGTTTGTCCTAGCTGTGGCATAACTGTGGAGGCTGTAGACTGCGCCGCTGCTGAGTGTCCTGATTGCAAAGTCCCGCTGGTTTCCAAAGAGGAAAAATCTGAAGAACCTAAAGCTGTGGAATTTGATGAGACCGCATTCATGGAAAAGGTGATGGAGAAGGTCACCGAGCTACTTTCAACTAAAGTTTCTACTGAGGATTTGGAAACCAAAGTTAAAGAAATCTCCGAGGCCACTACTAAAACTCAGACCACCCTTGAGGATATCGGAAAGAAACTGGATGCTTTAACATCTCTTTCCGAAACCGTAACTGGTTTGTCTGAGAGTGTTGAAAAACTAGAAAATACCCCTATTGCAGCTAAATCTGACGTAGACGAGGAAGATCTAGACATGTCTAAATCGGACTCTAGTGCCTTTGCCGGAACTATTTTCAGTAATTTTCGAGCTTAAAAGGTATAGTACCCATATTATATTAACGTATTCTTTGTAACTTAGGAGGAAATTGAACAATGAAATCCAGTCGAGACATTATTGCAAAGGCCGATCTTGCGGTTTCCAACCTTATCGCGGATGGTGGCTATCTAAATTCCGAGCAGGCCGATAAGTTTATTGATATTGTTATTGATCAGCCTACTCTTATCCAAACTGTTCGCTCCGTGCGGATGAACTCCCCGAAACGTAAGATCGAAAAGATCGGTTTCGGTAATCGTATTCTTCGTGCGGCTCCTGCTTCTGGCACCGCTCTTACTGACAACCTGCGGGCTCGCCCCGACCTTGGCATGATCGAACTTGAGACCAAAGAGATCATCGCCGAAGTTTGGATTCCCTACGATGTTCTGGAGGACAACATTGAGCGTGGCGGTCTTGAAGACACCATTATGCAGAAGATTGCTCAACGTACCTCTCTGGATCTGGAAGAGCTTATCATCCTTGGCGATACCAATTCATCGGATAGTTATCTCGCCCTGACAGATGGTGTCATCGAGCTTACCCCGACCTCCAATGTGG